CGGCATCTAAAGTCATAATAATAAATTCACACTCCGGTGGGTCTTCTTCTTCCCATATATTCCACCATTCTCTTTTAATTAATGCCCCTTCTTCAGATGTTGGGTTCTGTAAGTACTGAGCGTTCCAATACCGTATATCTATGGCTGCACGTCGGGCTTGTAGCTCCTCAAGACTCCAGAACTCAGGCCATAATGGAACTTCATTACCCATTTTATCTTCTAATATCGCTGGAAATTCAACAACTTCCCACTGATCTACGTCGTCATTCTTAATCATTTGGTTGACTATCTGTCCTGTCAAGTCTAATTTAGACCATCGAGTCATAACTACAACAATAGCACCCCCAGGCATAAGCCTTTGTAGTGGACCACTTTGAAACCACTCCCAAGCTGGGAGAAAAACATCTGATTTACCTAGCTTTGCGTCCTGTTCAGAGTGAGGATCATCAATTATGAATAGATCAGCACCGCGACCTGCAAGAGCACCACCAACGCCAATAGCAAAATACTCACCATTATAATTAGTTCCCCATCGAGAAGCCGACTTGCTATCCGCTTGCAGTTCGATATCAGGGAAGATGTCCTTATACGCGTCTGAACCCACCAGATTTCGGACTCGACGACCAAAATTAACCGCGAGGTCAGCCGTATGAGAAGCCATAATAACTTTCTTGGCTGGCTGATTACCCAAAAACCAGGCTGGAGCCAGATAGGATATAAGCTCAGACTTACCATGTCTTGGTGCAATGTTGACAATAACGCGTTTTCTTTTTCCTTCAGCAATTTCTTCAAATAATTTAGCGAGTCTCGCATGATGTGCTCCTACTTTATAGTCTGGGTAGACATGTTTAATAAAGTCAAGGAAGTTAGCTTTCCCATTTTTCTGCGTAACTTCTCTCTGGTAATCTTTTAATAGTATTAAGTTTCTTTGCCTTTCTTTTTCTGACATAGTAGGTAGTGCTTTCTGTAGTACCTCTAGGTCATCGTGACTAATCATTTATCGAGGTCTCTATTACTTCACCTTCTATTACTTTGCCTTTAAGTTGTTCTATGGTCGCTCTTAGTTCTTTTTCTAATTCTTCTCCGGTTTTATTTACATGAGTTATTATTGTTTGTTTTTTAAATGCGTCTACGCCGTCTACATCCCCTAGTGCTTTTAGCGCTGCTATTTTATCTTTTAATGAGTCTGCTGATTCAATAACTTTTACTAGGCCATTTACTACGTATACTTTGTAGTCTGCATATTCTTTTACTAGCATACAGTTACTTTGTGCCACCATGCCTGCTAAATACGCCATCGTTTCATTAGGGTAATTAGCGAACTCCGGTTTTAATTCTGGGTGATTCATCATTTGTCCTACTATCTCTTCTGCTTCCTTAACATCCTTGTAGTCAGGGTCTATTGACTGTTGGCTAATATCGGATAAAACTTTAATGGTTTCTGCGCGTGTTTGTATCTCTTCTTCTAGTTTCATTGAAGGGTACATTTTTTTATTGTCTGCGGGGAGAGGAATGCCTTCTTCGATTATAGGTATAACAACAATAGGCTCGTTATATTCCTCATTTAAATTGGATTCTATTATTTCGGACATGTGTCGCTGTACACCTTTAATTTATTTGCAGCTATGAATTCTAAGTATATCTAAGAAACCAAAGAAAGGCAATACGTAAAAATAAGTACCAGGAAGAAAGTAAGTTCAAATGTATTCATACCCTCATTGTAGTGGGTTCTTAATCGGTATGAGGTAGTGATAATCATTCGCATATATAAGTATTGTTTTTTACTAAGTTTTCTTTAGCCAATATAACTTGCAGGTTAGAAGGTACATGTAGTCCGGATACTAACTTACCTCTCAAAGGAATAATGTGATCGACGTGGTACTTAACTCCGGTTGCTAACGTTTTTCTTGTAGCTTGTGCATAAAGTTTTTTCATGGCCTTAATGTCTTTAGGCGTTACCCATTTAGGTATGCGGTTTATTTTGTAGGCTCTGTGTCTAGCGTGACTAGCTTTTATTTTTTCTGGGTATCTCTTCCGGTATGCTTTCCGTAACTCTCGTCGTCTTTCGGGGATTTTTTGCTGGTGTTGTTGTGTATGTAT